TGAAGTGGGACCGCCGCGAGCGCTTGTACATCCCGATTTTGATCGACACCACCGAGAAAGGAGAGCTGGATGAATGACCTGAACACCCTGTTTGAGCAGGATGCCAACGCCCTGACCGTCAAGGACGACGACCTGTCGTCCGTTGGAGCCTTAGCCAAGCGGGCCAAAGAACTCGAAAAGGAAATTGAGGACTTGGACCGTGTGATCAGCGAGCGCAAGGAACAGCAGCGCAAACTGCTCGAGGAGGCCATCCCCGCCAAACTTGAAGAACTGGGCATGAAGAAATTCACGATGGCTGACGGAAGCCAGATTGATGTCAAGCCCTTCTACAGCGCAAGCATCAAGGCCGACAACCGGGCGCAGGCTTTTGAGTGGCTGCGCCAGCACGGCTTTGACGACATCATCAAGAACACGGTCTCAGTGCGCTTCGGCCGGAACGAAGACGGCCTGTGCGCTGAGCTATTGAATCTACTGCGCGAGAAAAACTATCCGGTTGATCAAGAGCAGAAGATCGAATCCCAGACCCTCAAGGCCTGGGTTCGCGAGCGGGTGGAGCGCGGCGAAGCGTTCCCCCAAGACCTCTTTGGCGCGTATATCGGCCAAAGGGCGACCATCAAATCAGCATAAACCAAGGAACTTGAATCATGGCAAAGAATGAAATTGCACAAAAGCAAGAAACCGCAATCGTCCTGGCAGGCGACTTCGAGCAAGACGCCCGCAGCGGGTTTGAGGGCATGGGCCAGGAGGACTTCGCTCTTCCCTTCCTGCGCCTTCTGACCAACACGAGCCCGGAGGTGGGCGAGATCGAGGGCGCCATGCCTGGCATGGTCATCAATTCGGTCACCAACCAGTTGTATGACGGCAAGAAAGGGCTGACGGTCATCCCGGGCGCCTATGTCCGCCAATACATTGAATGGCAGCCCCGTGGCAGCGGTGCAGGGGCCCCCGTGGCCATTTACCCGGCAACCAGCGACATCCTGAGCCGCACCCACCGGGAGCCGCAGGACAACAAGGATTACCTGGACAACGGCAACTACATCGAGAACACGGCCAACCACTACGTGATGATCCTTGGGGACAACGGCATTCCTGAGCCGGCGCTCATCACCATGAAGTCCACGCAGCTCAAGAAAAGCCGCAAGTGGAACAGCATGATGATGTCCACCAAACTCATGGGAGCCAACGGCCCGTATACGCCGCCGATGTATAGCCACCTCTATCGCCTCACCTCGCAGGCCGAGTCCAACGACAAGGGGAAGTGGTATGGCTGGGAAATCGAGAAGATTGGTCCAGTTACCGACCGCAACACCTACATGGCCGCCAAGGCGTTCGCTGAGCAAATCAACAGCGGGCAAGTGAAGGTCAAGCACGAGACTGAACAGGGCTCTTCTATCGACGTTCCGTTCTGATGACGGGGGTGGGGCAACCCCCACCCCTTTTTCATAGAGGGTAAGCATGACCGACATCACCAAGTTCAAGGCCATCTTCAATGGCCTGGACATCGCATACGGCACATACAAAATCAAGGCAGAACGTGGAGATGGAAAGCAGGCCGGTCAGGCCACCGTGGTTAGGAAGCCCCCAACAGATGACCTGTGGGAGAAGCATCTTGATGGCGTCGAGCCTTCCCTTGGCATCATCCCTATTCGCGCTGACAACAGTTGCATTTGGGGCTGCATTGACATCGATCAGTATCCTCTTGACCATAAGGGGCTGGTTGAAAAAATAGCCCAACTCAAACTCCCGCTCGTGGTGTGCCGCAGCAAGTCCGGCGGCGCCCACGTCTTTCTGTTCACGAAAGAACCACAGCCCGCTCGAGAATTCCAGCAGTACCTCAAGAACTCCGCGGCCCTCCTGGGCGAAGCAGGCCGGGAAATATTCCCCAAGCAGGCCGAAATCCTCGTGGACCGGGGAGACACCGGCAACTTCTTGAACCTGCCCTATTTCGGCGGGGATCGTGGAACGCGCTACGCCATCAAGCCTGACGGCAGCGCCGCAACTCTGGAGGAGTTTTATGAGCTTTGGCAGGCCAATGTTCAAGAGTCGATTTCGGCTTTTCCTGATCCGCCGAAGGCACCTGACTCTCCCATCAAAGACGGGCCGCCATGTCTGCAGGCGCTATGTTCGCAAGGGATTCCGGAAGGCGGTAGGAACAACACCCTGTTCAACGTAGGAATTTTCTTAAAGCGCGCGTTCCCCGCGGCGTGGGAAGACAGGCTGGTGGAGCACAACATCAAGTATGTGAGCCCGCCGCTGCCAAACAATGAAGTCCAACTCGTGATCAAGCAGGTTGGGAAAAAAGACTACAACTACAAGTGCAAAGATGCGCCGCTCAATTCGTTCTGCAACAGCGGGCTGTGCCGTACCCGCAAGTTTGGAATTGGTTCTGCAGGCCCAGACGCTCCACAAATCGCTTCCCTGTCCAAATATGCCAGCGAGCCGCCGCTGTGGTTTCTTGACGTTAACGGCCGTCGCTTGGAACTTGACACCGACAGTCTGTTTATGCAGGCTGCCTTTCAAAAAGCCTGCGTGGAAAAACTTAACGTTCTTCCCCCAACGCTACGGAAACAGGACTGGGAACACCTTCTAAACGCCCTGTTGAAGGAGATGGTGGAAACCGAGCAGATCAGCGAAGCCAGCGAGGACACCAGCGTGACTGGACGCTTCATGGACCTGCTCGAAGAATTCACGACCCACATGCAGCAGGCCATGGATCGGGATGAAATCATCATGGGTCGCCCGTGGACCGATGATGAAGAGGCAAAGACCTACTTCAGGATGAAAGACCTCGAGGCCCACTTGACGAGAAACAACTTCAAGGGCATGTCTGCCCCTAAGATGGCGCAAAGGCTTCGAGACCTGGGCGGTGAGCCCATCAGCCTGTTTCTCAAGGGGCGCACCATCCGGTGTTGGCGAATCCCAATATTTGCCAAACAAGATGCGCCATTTACAACCCAGACCAGCAGAGAAGGGAGTCCGTTCTGATGTTGAAAATTGATGGACACGACAACGCAATTTTGGGCCCAGGCCTCATCTGGAACCGGGAGCACGGCCGCGTAGAAGTACTGGTCTACGACGCTGAAGTCATCCGCGAAAACCTCATGCGGGACGGCATGAACAGCGAAGAGGCTCGAGAATTCATCGAATTCAACATTGAAGGCGCCTACGTGGGGATTGACACCCCCGTCATCGTGTGGACGCAGGACTTCTGGGACTTCGATGACTGAAGTCAACAAAATCTTCGGTCCGCCAGGCGCCGGCAAGACAACCTACTTGCTCAACGTCGTCGAACAGGAATTGGCCGGCGGCGTCTCGCCCCTGGAAATTGGCTACTTTTCATTCACCAGAAAAGCCGCCAACGAAGCCCGGGACCGCGCCGTGGCCAAGTTCCCAAGGCTCAACCCGCGTACAGACTTTCCCTACTTCCGTACGCTGCATTCCCTGGCCTTCCACATCCTCGGCACAAGGACCGAGGACATCATGCAGGCAGAGAATTACAAAGAATTTGCCCAGCAGGCAGGCATCGAACTCAACCTGTCCAGCGACGAAGAGGAGTCCTTTGTCAAGGCCGACAACCCCATCCTCAACGAAATCAACCTGGCCAGAATCCGCGGGGTTGACCTGCGGGAACACTACAACCGCAGCGGCCTGGACATTGAGTGGCACCATTTTGAGTTTGTAGAGCGGACATACCGGCACTACAAAAACTCCCACTACCTGCTGGATTTCACCGACCTGCTGGAGCTGGCCGTCTTGGAATCGGATCGGCTCCCTGAACTTGAAGTCCTGATCGTGGACGAGGCCCAGGACCTGAGCCGACTTCAGTGGAATTTAGTCGAAGCCCTGGCAAATCGGGCGAAAAGAGTCTTCCTCGCCGGGGACGACGATCAGGCAGTATTCACTTGGGCTGGCGCCGATGTCAAGAGTTTCTTGTCCTTCCGCGGGCGCATCACCGTCCTCGAGCAGTCCTACCGGGTGCCGGCAAACGTCCACCGACTGGCCAACAACATCGTCACCAGAATCCACGAGCGGCAAGAAAAAGTCTGGCGCCCTCGAGACTTCGACGGGGAGGTCAAGACGTACTACCGTTTCGAGGACGTGCCCGTGGTCGAAGGCCAATGGCTGCTCATGGCCTCAACCAACTACATGCTCAACCCCGTCCACGAATGGCTGAAAAGCCTGGGCATGCTGTTTGAAAGAAACGGCATCCCGTCCCTGTCCGCCAACATCGCCCACGCCGTGGCGGACTGGGAAAAGCTCCGCAAGGGCCTGACCATCTACGGCGAGGCCGTCAAAAACGTTTACAAGTATCTCGACACAAGCGCCGTGGCCCGGGGCTTCAAGACATTCAAGACTGGCGAGGCAACCCAGAGTTACAGCCTGGAAACGCTGCAGAAGCACTTTGGACTGCAAACAGACGTGGTCTGGCATGCGGCCCTGACCAGGATTCCGGACGACAAACGGGAATACCTCATCGCCCTGCTGCGGCGGGGAACCAAACTGTCCGAGTCCCCCAGGATCAGGCTCTCAACCATCCATGGCGCCAAAGGGGGCGAGGCGGACAACGTCATGCTGATGATGGACCTGAGTCCTAAATTCGCGCTGGAGTATGCGGCCAACGCCGACAACATCCACCGGCTGTTCTACGTGGGTGTCACACGGGCTAAAAAGACGCTGCACCTGATTCTTCCAAAGCATCAAGAAAAAGGATTCCGGCTTTGAACATCAAATCCCTTTTCCCGGCCAACGTCGAATGGGTTGCGCCGGAAGTGTTCCCCAACCTCTCAGCTGCCAAGGAGATTGCAATTGACCTTGAAACATGCGATCCCAACATGGAGTCTATGGGTCCCGGTTGGCCTCGCAACGATGGCTTTATCGTTGGTTACGCTGTCGCTGTGGACGGCTGGGCTGGGTATTTCCCAGTCGCTCATGGGGGCGGCGGCAATCTTGATCGTGGCCTTGTGGAACGGTGGATTAAAGACGTACTGGCCACGCCCGCGGACAAAATCATGCACAACGCCGCCTACGACGCCGGCTGGTTGGGCGCCGCTGGATTCACCATCAACGGCCGCATCTACGACACGATGCTCGCTGCACCGCTTCTTGATGAAAACCGGTTCTCCTACAGCCTCAACGCCCTTGGCTTCGACTACCTCAAGGAAGTCAAGTCCGAGCAGGGCCTCAAGCAGGCCGCAGCCGATTTCGGCGTCCACCCCAAAAAAGAACTCTGGAAACTCCCGGCCATGTACGTCGGAGAGTACGCCGAGCAGGACGCCGCGCTGACGTTGAAACTGTGGCAGCAATTCAAGATTTTGCTCCGCAGGGAAGAAGTCGAATCCATCTTCGAGCTCGAAACAAACGTCCTGCCGGTGCTGATCGAGATGACCCGCCGGGGCGTCAGGTTCAACCGGCCGCGGTGCGAGGAACTGATTAGCCAGCTGCGCAAGCAAGAAAATCAGCTCCTGGACACCCTGCGCAATACTGTGGGTTTCGGCGTGGACATCTGGGCCGCCAAGAGCATCGCCGCAGCCTTCGACAAACTGTCCATACCCTACACCAAGACCGAGAACGGCCTGCCCAGTTTCACCAAGGGGTTTCTGGACTCCTGCCAGCACCCCATCGCCAAACTCATCGTCGAGGCCCGGGAAACCAACAAGACGCACAGCACCTTTCTGGAGCCATACCTGAATTTCAGCGCCAAGACCGGGCGCATCCATTGCCATTTCAACCAACTGCGCTCCGACGACGGCGGTACGGTCACCGGCCGGCTGTCCGCCGCCAGCCCTAACCTGCAGCAGGTCCCCGCCAGGCACGAAATCATCGGGCCCATGGTCCGCGGCCTCTTCCTGCCCGAAGAAGGCGACCTCTGGGCCAGCAACGATTTCTCCTCCCAAGAACCGCGGCTCCTGGTCCACTACGCCAACCTCCTGGAGCTGCCAGGCGCAGAAAAAATGGTCGAGGCCTACCGTCAGGACCCCAACACCGATTTCCACCAGATGGTGGCCGACATGGCCGGCATCAAACGCAAAGCCGCCAAGACCATTGGCCTGGGCCTCATGTATGGCATGGGCAAAAACAAACTGGCCACCCAGTTGGATTTGGACGTCGAAGAGGCCAGCGAACTGATCAACCGCTTCCACATCAAAGTCCCCTTCCTGAAGGGGACCGTCAACGCCGTGATGAAAAGAATCGACCACCCCGCCTCGGGCGGCTCGATCCGCACCCTGCTGGGAAGAAAATGCCGCTTCCCCCTGTGGGAACCCGTCGAATGGGGCGTCAACAAAGCACTGCCCCGCGAACAGGCCATCATGGAATACGGCCAACGGATCAAGCGCGCCGGCACCTACAAGGGGCTAAACCGCCTCATCCAAGGGTCCGCTGCCGATCAAACCAAGGCGGGGATGGTGGCGCTGCACAAAGCAGGCTTCAAACTCTTGCTGCAGGTCCACGATGAAGTGGTCATCAGCGTCAAATCCCGGGAAGAGGCCCAGGAAGCGGCCAAAATCATGGCCGAATGCGTTCGCCTCGAGGTCCCCAGCCGGTGCGACGTGGAAGTCGGACCGAACTGGGGCGAGGCCAAATAATCAAGCCACTTCGAGCAGCTTGTCCAAATAGTGGCGGGCCTTCTCAAGGTCCTGCCTGCCACCCTTGCTCTTCCAGCGGGTCACATATTTGACAATGTTGCCCTCCAAATAGCCCAACTCATTGCTGACGATGTAGTCCCACGGCTGCACCGCATTCTTCTTGTAGTGCTCCCCGCCAACCTGAATTTCGTTGACAACCGCAGAGACCGGGGCTCCGCGCACCTTCTTGGCTAACTTGTACGCGTAACCCACAGCAATCTTGTGCTTCTGGGCCAAACTGTTCACAGTCGCCTCTGGGTGATCCTGCAGCGCCTGCAAATATCGCTTGGTCTTTTCCGACATGGTCTTCACTTCAACTCTCCTTAAAAAACAGCGCGCTGTTTAGCGCGAAATGGGCGGGCACGACCACTTCTCGTGGACCGCGGCCCGGTCTTACCGACAAGGTCTCCCTTGCCGGATTCTTCAACGGGGTTATCCTCAAGTCTTCCCCCGAACCGTGCGTCGAGAACCTATGCCCGTTGGCACACAAATGCCTACGTCGTTTCTCGCCGTTCAACAACTTTCTCGTTTCAATGATTCTACTGTCCCCGCCGCAAACGGCGCATTTCAGTTTATTCCACATTGGACGCGTCTTTTTGCAACAGTTTTATTTCCCTGTAGGCGCACATGTAGTGCGTGGGGCCCCAGGACCAGCAATCGTGGCCGTGAGCATTGACCCTGAAATTTAGGTAATCAGTGATGCGCTTGGCCAACGCATCACCGTCAATGGCCTGTGGACCGTCGGTGGTCAAGATTTTTTGCCCTCGAATAAAACCGTGGGCCAGCTCCAGCAACTCAACGTGTTCAGGGGTTGGCAGCAATATCCTCATTTGACTCCTCGCAGAATTTTTTCAGCCATGACGCTGATGCGCCAAGAACATTCAGGATTGTTCGCCCGCAGGGCAAACTCCGCCTGACTCTTGCACTCTTTAGAAAAGGCCCGGGCGGCCTCATTCCAAACGAACCTGGCGTTATTGACGCCGATGACCTTTTGCTCCTGATCGGTTAGCGTGGACCACCAGGCGTCAAACGCATTCTCCATCAGTTGTTCCTTTTGCAGGGCCAGGCCTGCACCAGGGCGTTGACGATTAGAAGAGAGGCCCCCTTGTGCCGTTGTGCGGGGTTGTTTCTGAGATAGCGGGAAGTGACATCGACAAGCTGGCCGACGGTCACGCCATTGGGCAGGCAGAACAGGACATCGTCCAGGGCGTTGGCCACGCCGGAGATGTAGCCGTTTGCAAAACCCTTGGCCGACCAGGTGTCACCGTTGATGTCGTTGAGCAGCACGTTGCCGTTGATGAAATCCGCGTGTGCCGGGCTGCAGGCCACGGCCAGTGCAAGTAAAAGCTTTTTCATTTCCTCATCTTTCTTTGACGGTGTAAAACCAATCGTCGCCAGCGGCCCACTTTGGGGTGCCATCGACGGACCAAAACTGTCTGGCGGCTTGGAAGTCGGGGAACTTCGTTTCTGCGGGGACCAGGCTTTGGTCATACCACAGGCAGCGGTTGTTGGGCTGCGTGGCGAACTGGCCGTTGTCCAGGCGGATGAAGTTGAAGGACTTGTGTTCCTCGGCTTGCTCTGTGAATCCGGTGTCCAAGTCCATGCCGTCGGCGCAGAAGTCCACCGTGAACAGGTAGCGGCCGAAGTGCCACTCCTTGTCCTTGCCGAGGAACTTCACGCCGAGGTTGCGCAGTCCGATCTTTTCCACCACCGTGAAGCGGTAGCCCATGCAGTCCCACAACTGGAGGGTGTCGATGGGCAGGTCGCCGTGGTCTGCCTTCCAGACATAGGCGTGGATCGGCAGTTTGTCGTACAGCGCCCCGTATGCCGGCAGCAGGGACTCGATTCGGAACACCTGCCCCCGCAGGGCCTTGATGCTGACCCAGATGGCAGGCTCCAACTCCCCGTGCCCCTTCTCGTGGTTGTAGAGGAATTCCTTCCTCACGAAGCACTTGAGGGGCGGCAGGGAGGCGACGACGTAACTCATGCTTTCCCCCTATACTTTTCCAACTCCCTCTGCCCCATCTTGCTGAGTTTGGGGATGCAGACCGGCTTCCCGGCGTGGGTGACAGTCTTCCTGTCGCAGATCAGTTTGCGCCTGACAAGTGACCAATAGGTACACCATGACCCCGGCCTGTCATTGAACAGACGAAAGCCCCAACCTTTCTCAAACATCATCAGCATCCGGGCTTGTTGAGTAGAGATCATTTCCTGCTCCTGATGGTTTCGGCACACCACTCGCTTGCCACTCGCTCCCCATGTTCGTCTGCATCCACATAATTTGCGCTGATGCCATCACACACCTTCGCACACGCCTCACGCTCGGCAGCGGCGACAAGGGCGGCGAAGTTGGCAAAACCTTCAATCCCCACGATGCTTACCATACCGTCGGCAAACCCCGCCTCCCGCGCCAGTCGGATGATGGTGTCACGATCCATGCCTGTCCTTCCACCATGCTTCAATGAAGCCCCAGATGACGCCGCCGATGGCGCTGCCGTTGATGATGCTGATGATGGTTCCAAACAGGAACCCCGAAGAAATCTCGCAGTTCATATCTTGCCCTCCAGTCGGTCGCGCAGGGCGGTGATGGCATGAACAGCCGAGGCAGGGGTGAAGTCGCTGATCTCACTGAATTGCTCCAACGCCTCAAGCGACTGCTGCATCACGGCGCGGCTCATGTCTTCCTCCTCCTGCGGCACTCATTGCGCGCGTCCGATGGGATGTCTGGACTGATCTCTGCGATCTCGCAGGGAACCCAAATCCCGCCCTGAGTGCGGATGGATGTCGCCCACACCATCAGGGTCGCGCCGAAGATCATCCCTATGAATGCCATGACCACCCACTTTTGGACGTCGCTCATAGCCACCCCGCCCAAATGAAGCAGCAAATAACACCCAGGAACAAAGTCCCGAGCGTTGCGGACACGGCGATCAGCCACGCCAGAGCGTCGATGTCATCTTCTTCGTATCTGTTCATGTTGTGACCCAAATCAGTCCAAGATAGGCCACCGCAGTCAACACCGCAATCACCTTGACAGACAAACCACCACCAGGCACCCCCAGCAGCGCCGCCTGAACACGCGCCTCCTCACTGGTGAGCTGCCGAACCGGCGGCACATACGCAGACCCAATCCGAATGCCAGTCTTCGTCTTGTAACAAGGAACCTTCATCATCAACCCCCTCAAAAAAGCGCCGGCGGAAACTTCAACGGATCAAACTTGGGCGGCCGATACGGCTGCCCTTTGTAAGTCGGAAACGGCCACACCGGCGGATGCCCCTCCGACACTTCACACATAGAAACCGTCCGCCCCCGAACTCGAGCCCCAGAACTCGTCCTCCTCCCAGCCCTTCCCACGCTCGTAGTACTCACACGCCGCCTCCTCAATCTCCCGAATCAACTGGTCCGAAATCAACCCCATGATGTTGACCCCAGACACACAAACAGACGACAACCGATACACCGCGGGATAACTGGGCGTCTCTCGGTCCCCAACCTCCGGCGGCTCATAGTCCAGCCCACACTCCAGCGGCTGACCACATAAGTCCGTGTCATACACAAACCCCAACTCACACTCCCTGCGCCGCATACTAGTGTTCACCACGCACCTCCCTCTCCGCAACCAACGAATCGTCATACATCGCCTCCAGCGCCGCATGCAACAACTTCGGGTCAAGATTGGCCGCAGCCGAAATGCGACTCGCCGCCATCAACATGCCAAAAATCGCCACATACGGCTTCGGAATGTGCCCCCGACAATGCAGCAGCAAACTGTCCGCAGCCTCATTGATGGCCGCATAGGCCTCCATGGTCCGCGGATCGAGGGTCAGGTTGTCCTTGTCTTGCATGCCTATCCTTTCTGTTGTGAGTCTGCAATTGTGTGGTAAGCCGGATTGCACGTCAAGTGAACGACTGTTGCGGAAACATAGGTGTTTACCCGCGGCCCGCGGGGCAGGGGAACGAATTTTTGGGTTTGTATAGAACTTTTTAGGGCATGTGTGTTTTTGGAGATTTTTTTGTGGGAAACGGCGTAATAGACGTAATGGCGTAATAAGTCAATGAAATCAACGTGTTGGAGCATTACAGGACATTACATGGAGTCAGAGGTGTAGGAAGTTTTCTGGGAGTCGCGCGCGGTAAAATTTTTGAAATTTTTTTTCTTTGATGACCTGAAAAAAGTCTATAGGCCCAGGCCTAAGGGTTTCCACCTGGGCCCCCCGGGAGCCCGGTATGGCCTGTTGCACCCAGGCAAAACGTGCTACACTTGCTGCAGTTCTATCACGCATGGAGTGCGCCACATGATCGAAATCGACGCGGGAGTGCCCATTCCCGAGGAGTACATCACCAAGTACCCGCTGCGGGACATGGAGCCCGGCGACAGCATCTTCTTTGCCAAAGACCAGGAGCGCCTGGCCGCTAGCGCCAGGACATGCGCCTGGCGTTTCGCCAAGCTCCAGGACCCCCCGTGGGTGTTCACGCTGCGCAGGACTAACCCCCTGAAGGACAAGGACGGTTTCCGCCTCTGGAGGGTCAAGTGACCAAAAAAGACGTTTGGAACGTGCCACCGGTCATTCCAAACAAGGCCGTCAAGAGGCTTGCCAGTCCTGTAAAGCCGCTGAAGCAGTACAAGTCCTTGAACCCCAAGCAATGGAAATTTGTTCAAGAGTATGTGGCGGGGGACGGTCGGGTGACGTTGAAGGATGCTGCCATACGGGCGGGCTACAACCCCAAGTCTGCGTCAGTCATGGCCTGGAAACTGACCAACCCGGACGAGTATCCCGAGGTTGTTTCGGCCATCCAAGCATACCGCGCGGAACTGGCCTCGAAGTACAACACGAGCTTCGAGCGTCACATGCGGGACCTGCAGATCATCCGAGACAAGGCCCTCGAGGCAGGGGCCTTTGCTGCTGCTGTCCAGGCGGAGTATCGCCGCGGCCAGGCCCTGGGCACCATCTATGTGGACCGGAAGGAAATTCGGCATGGGACCATTGACTCGATGTCGAAAGAAGAAGTGCAGCGCAAGTTGGACGAGCTGAAGAAGCTTTACGGTGGGCCCCCACCGGCGGCCATCATCGATGCAAGCACGGGGGAGGTGATCGAAAGTGCCGAGCGAGACCGCGACCCACCTTTTGACCCTGGAGTGGCAGACCCTCCGCCTGATATCTTCGAGCGGGGAGATTCTGACGATGCCATCGACGCCTGAGAGTAGGTTTTCCCAGCGGGTCAGGGAGGGGCTGAAATCCCAGGGCTGCGCTGTTGAAAGGATAGAAAACCGGGTGACCCTGGGCATGCCTGACATGCTGGTGGGCCTCGCGGATCATTTTGTGATGCTCGAGCTCAAGGCCATCACGAAGGGCCTCGCGGTGAATTTAAGCCCCCACCAAGTGGCCTTCTTGACGCGGCACGGGAGGGCTGGCCGGCGCTGCTTCGTGCTTACCCGAGACGAAGGGAACACAAAACGGCCGCCATCGGTGGCGCTGTATTCCGGCCTGCAGGCCTTCGAGCTTGCCCAGGCGGGGCTCCGTGTGGCGCCCATCATGTCCTGGCCGGACCGTGCTGTGGACTGGACCGCCGTCGTGGAGCTGCTATCGGCTGGCTTCGACCCATTGAAAAAAACAAATTGACGGCCTAGGGCACCGTGGGGCATAGTGGGCCCTGTCGCATGGTGCGGCACTCAGAAAGGATAGAGCATGCTTAAAACCGTTCCTGTTTCCAGTAACAGTAAAACCGGCCCCATCGCTGTGACCTACCGCAGCGGCACCCATGAGACCTACGGGACATGCCCTAGGACATGCGGCCTGCACCCGAAGAGCGAAACCGGCGCGGCCACGGTTGACGCTGAATATCTAGCGGCGCTGGTCGATGCTGTGCCCCCTGGTGGCCAGGCTTGGACTTATTCGCACTTTGCGGCCGCGGCGCTGCCCCTGCCGGCTCCCGGAAAAACCGTAATCAATGCGAGCTGTGACACCGTGGCCGATGCGGTGCTGGCCGTGGAGTCCGGCCGGCCGGCGGTGCTGGCGGTCCCGAAAGATACGGCCGAGCAATGGCCCAAAACCGTGCACGGTATCAAGTTTGTACGCTGCCCCGCGGAGCTGTCCGAGGATTTCACTTGCCAGCGCTGCGGCAATGGCCGCCCCTTGTGCGCTCAGGGAAACCGGGATTTTGTGGTGGTGTTTGTCGCCCACGGGACCGGCGCGAAAAAGGTAGGGACCGGGAAAGGCGGATGCTACGCCGCCAGTGGGCCCACGGCTATACAGTGGCACGGGACCCGCACGAAGGGGCTTTCTGATGATGCTGCAGCGCTTCGGAATTTTGCGCGGTCCCTGCCCTACGGCTCGATGTTGCGCCATCATGTCGCTGGGGATATCGGCCGGGAGCTGTCTTAATGCTGCTCGTAATAGTGTTTTTTCTGGCCATGTGGTGGCTCATGGATAAGATCGACCCGGGCTAGTGTTAACCCCAAGGGTCCGCATTAGTGTGGTCCGTGGGCCCTTATGCGGTTTTTGCATAGGTGTCCCCGGTTAGAACAGCCACGGGAAACCAGGCCCCCGGTCCCTGGGCCGCGGTGCTTGAATCCTGGGGGGCTATGGGCCCCGCGGGGCCCATTGAAAAAATCAAATGGACCACGGTCCGCGGACCGTGGAGAATTCGAACCATGCCGGGCCGCGGTGGCCGGGCGTAACTGAGAGAGGATAGAGATATGGCACACATGATTGACACGACTACGGGCGCGGCTGCGATGGCTTATGTCGGGCGCGCTCCCTGGCACGGGCTGGGTGCGCAATTGCAGCCCGGTGCGTCAATTGAACAATGGACCGCGGCCGCCCGGCTGGGGTATACGGTGCTGGAGTCCCCGGTGCTGTATCAGAGCCCCGCGAGCACGGAACTGCAGCGCTGGCCGCTGCGCAAGGTCCTGCACCGGTCCGACACCGGTGCACCGCTGGCCGTGGTTTCGGACGGTTACCGCGTGGTGCAGCCGGCGGAAGTGATGGATTTTTTCCGCCGGCTGGGGGAGCTGGGCGGGTTCGAGCTCGAGACGGCTGGCGCGCTGAGCGATGGCCGCCGGGTGTGGGCCCTGGCCCGGGTTTCGGAAGGCGCGGAAATTGTGAACGGGGACACCGTTCGGCCGTATCTTCTGTTCGGGACTAGTTATGACGGGACCATGGCCACGGTGGCGAAACTGACGGATGTCCGCGTGGTGTGCAATAACACTATTGTTCGGGCGCTGGGCGAGGGCAGCGGCGCGGTGCGCGTGTTGCACAGCGAGCGATTCGATGCGGACGAGGTGCGGCTGCAATTGGGCATTGTGGCGAATTCTTGGGAGCGCTTCTTGGTCCAGTCCCGGTCCCTGGCCGCGGCGCCCATGAGCGAGGGCCAGGCGGACGAATTTGTTCGGGCGCTGCTCGAGCCCTACCACAGCGGCCGGCTCGAGATTCAGGACACCAAGGCTTACAAGCGGGTGCTGCAGCTGTTCAATGGCGCGGCCATTGGCGCGGACATCCCGGGCGTGGCCGGGACCCGTTGGGCCATGCTCAACGCTGTGACCCAGTTGGTGGACCATGAGCGCGGCCGCAGCGATAACACGCGGCTCGAGAGCGCATGGTTCGGCACGGGCGCCGCGATGAAACAGCGCGCTGTTGACCTGCTGGCCGAGGGGGTGTAACCATGGAGCGCCGCTATCGCTTTTGGCTGGAGACGGACTCCGGACAACGGATCGAGTGGCGCTCGCTGAGCGAGCGCCAAGCCCGGGAGATGTATACCCGCACCCGGGTGTATCACCCGGATGGGGTGCGCTTGTTCGGGTGGGGCTCCCACGCGGAGCCCCACTTGGACGCTGTCACCCGCTATCGGGAGCGCCGGGTCAATTAAAAAATTTCACTTGCCACGGACCCCGGTCCGTGCGACAGTAGCGGTGTCGCATGGTGCGACATCAGAAAGGAGAGAGCGATGAGAGTGCAGGAATTGATTACTTTGCTTTCCGCCCCTGGCATAAATTTGGACGCCGAGGTGCTTGTGTGGTTGGGGGATGAGCGCTACGCGTTGAACCCGGCGCTGCCGGTGGACCAGTGGAGCCCGAAGTTTCTGGACCTCAATGTCATTGACCCATTGGACCGGCAGGGGGCAGCATGAGCGACTTGACCCCCATCAGCCGATATCGGCAGCCCATGTTCGCCTCGAGGGCTTCGGTCCCCGAAGCCCTCGAGTATGTGGGCACCATGGCGTCCGCTGCCGGCGGCTCAGCCGGCATTGCGGTCTACACCGCTGCATTGGTCCTGCTCAACACAGTTATCGAGGAACTCGAGCAGGCTGAACTTCGCAGTTTCGAGCGCAGCCCGGACTGGGAGGATGACATCCCCTTTTAGGTGCTGGCATGAGCCCCGACTATCGGGGCTTATTTTTCAATAGAAAAAATTCTCTTGACCCCGCCCACAGCGCCGTGGCACATTTATGCCACGGCGCTGTGCCGTAACCCAAGAAAGGATAGATCATGCCAAACTGGTGCGAAAACCGGCTCCGGATTATTGCAACGACGGATGCCGCCAGAGCGCTGCTGCCCCGCCTCGAGGCGGGGTTTGCTGAAGGGGAGCACGGACCCAATCACGCTTTTGAGGTCATCCACCCGATGCCCGAGGCTCTTCGGGAGCGGAACGCTCCCGAGCAGGACCCAGAGGTAGCCGCCAAGTTTATCGAGCTCTTCGGAGCGGCTGACTGGTATGACTGGTCGCTCAACAACTGGGGCACGAAATGGCGCTCCGAAAATCTGGGTGTCGAACGGGAGGGCGATACCCTGACCACCGAATTCCAGACCGCCTGGTCACCCCCCATGGGCATCTACTCCCGCCTGCGGGAGTTAGGGTTCGATGTCCTTGCCACTTTCGCAGAACAGGGCTGCGACTTTGCTGGCTTCTGGCGCAATGGCGAGGAACTGGCGATCAAGATCGAGTGGGGTAACCGGGACGATGACGAGAGCCATGGGCTCGACGACTACGAGGTTGTAGAGCGGACATTCGCCTCCCTCAACACCCTTATCCGGGACCCGATCCCCACCGAGATGTATCCGTGCGGACTGGGCGGCTGACCCGCTGGCATGAGCCCCGACTATCGGGGCTCATGCCCCGATCGAAAAAATCCAATTGCGCCGCCTGGACAATTGTGGGACAGTATCCCTGTCGCACGATGCGGCGCAGAAAGGATAGAGCCATGAGAATTTACTATGCGGTCTACAGATGCGAGATCAGCGGGGCTTTCTTGAGGTGCCCCATCTGGGCACGGGACCGGGACGATGCCCGGTCCCGTGCAACGGATTACCCGTATGAGGGGCGTGGAACGCTTTTCATCAGGATAGAGCCATGAGTCAATTCACCATACCCGAGCCCGTGCTAGTTCAATTGCAGGACCTCGCCCGGCGCATCATCGCCGGGATGACAGAAGAGCTTCTCGATCCGGATGAGTGGATCGAGTGGAACGGGCAGTATGACCTGAACATCTACCGGGACCAAGACGGCGTCATTGCCGCCGTTGTCTATCCCGTCGTGCCCGTTCCGGGCACGCTTTCCCTTTTCAGGACAACCGACGGAACTCGGTTCGTCAGGCTAAGCATCTAAGCCAGACCGGGCGGCTGGCATGAGCCCCTGCTATCAGGGGCAAGCCCCTGATAGCAACAATTCAATTGCGCCGCCTGGACAATTGTGGGACATTACTAATGTCGCATGGTGCGGCGCAGAAAGGAATAGAGAATGGACCAAGCAGAATTCCTCACGATTGTCGGAGGCCTCTATGACAAACTGGTCAAGGATGTCGCTGACAAGGTTTTTGAAAAACTCAGCCGCGAGGCAATTGATGCCCGGGTGGAGAACTGGATGGACTCACTCCTCGACTCAAGGATCGAGGATTGGGTGGAGAACAACCTCGACCTCGAGGACGCGGTTAGGGAGACCCTCGATAACTCGGACCACTTGAGGGACCTGGTCAGGGAGACTGTGAGAAATGATTTGACTTTCACAGTCAGCGTGGACTAAAATCAAACCCGCTGTAGCACCCGCTACAGCGACAACCCAAGAAAGGATAGAGTGATGAAGACGCTTCATGTCAACAACATCAGGTTTGCACTTCCAGACACCATGTCAATCAAGGATGTCCAGGCATTGGTGGGGTTCCTTGCCACATTGCAGACAATCGAGGGATACCACAACTATGAGACGCACAAGTCCATGTATGACCTGAGCAAGAATCCCGAGGTCCAGATCGAGGACCTCGAGCTGACACCAGACGCCCATGCCAAGAGCGAAGCCAGTTACGAGGCTTACAAGGCAAAGCAGGAGCAGAAGGCAAGCACCTGACCACCGAGCAACTGGGCGGTAGCGCCGCCCAGCCACCCAGAGCCCCGCACCCCGCGGGGCTTTTCTTTTGCCTATCGCATCCTCCTGCTGGCATAGCCCCCTTGCCTATCCCTCTGCTCGAGTCATAGGGCGTCCCTATGACTCGGGGCTCCCTCCTCGGCCGGAGGCCGAGGGGAGAGGGAGCCCCGGGGGGGCCATAAACACACCGTCAGAGCCGGCAACCGCCCGTAGCCCAGTTTTAGCCCAAGGAAAACTCCTTGAAAACTTGACCCCCCGGGGGCCAAGAACCCACCCCCTTGTTTTGTAAATTGCATGCCTGGGGGTATATTCGCAAAATTCAGAACCTTTTGGTCTGCTGCGCATGCAAAATCCTAACGATGTAGAAGCCGAACGGCTCCGGTTACAGCTCCGACTTAAGCTCTTGGAGGCCCAGGAGCGCGCAACGTCGGACTTTCTCAGTTTTTGCCAGTATGTTTGGCCTGAGATGTTGGTCGGTGAGCATCATCGTCGAATCGCAAAGGCTCTTGACCGGGTTGTGACGGGTGAATGCAAGCGCCTGATGATTGCTATGCCGCCCCGGCATGGCAAGTCGCAGATGGGAAGTTATCTTTTCCCGGCGTATTTGATGGGCAAGAGGCCCCAGAGCAAGTTGATTGTTGGTTCTCACACCGCTGAACTTGCCCAGCGGTTTGGCCGCATGATTCGTAACCTTGTGGAGGACGACAAATACAAGGAATTGTTCCCCAACATGGCCCTGTCTGCGGACTCCAAGGCTGCCGGCCGGTGGAACACGGCCCAGGGAGGGGAGGCCTTTTTTATTGGTAAGGGCGGCGCGATGACTGGCCGCGGTGGTGACATTGTGATTTTGGACGACATCTTGGATGAGCAGGATGCTTTGTCTGAGACGGCGATGGAAAACACGTTTGAGTGGTACACGTCGGGTCCGCGGCAGCGTTTGCAGCCCAATGGGGCGATTATTGTCATCAATACTCGCTGGAAAACCGATGATTTGAGTGGGCGCTTACTGCGCCAGCAGGGAAATTTGAAGGCGGACCAGTGGGAATTGTTGGAATTTCCTGCGATTTTGCCGTCTGGTAATCCTTTGTGGCCTGGATTTTGGTCTAAGGACGAGTTGGAAAAGGTCAAACTGTCGATTGGCCTGAAGAAGTGGAATGCGCAATGGCAGCAGGTTCCGACGAATGATGATGGAGCGATTTTGAAGCGGGAGTGGTGGCGCCGGTGGCAGCATGATGATCCGCCGCTGTGCGAATACATCATTCAAACTTACGATACCGCGTATTCAAAGAAAGAAACTGCTGATTTTTCGGTTGTCAGCACCTGGGGGGTGTTTTATCCGAATGCGGATTCTGGTCCAAATTTGATTTTGTTGAATGTAAAGCGTGGCCGGTGGGATTTTCCTGAGCTCAAACGCGTTGCGCGGGACGAGTATCGTTATTGGAAGCCCGATAGTGTGTTGATTGAGGCCAAGGCGACGGGGACGCCGTTGCAGCAGGAGTTGCGCAAGATGGGGATTCCTGTGACGATGTATTCGCCGGGTGGGCGGCGGACTGGGACGGACAAGATTAGTCGGGCCAATGCGGTTGCGCCGATGTTGGAGTCGGGGATGATTTGGTATCCCGAGAATTTTGATTGGGCGCAGGAGTTGGTGGAGGAGTGTGCGGCGTTTCCGGTGGGCGCGCACGATGACCAGGTGGACTCGGCGGTGATGGCGTGGATGCGGTTCAGGCAGGGCAACTTTATTGCTTTGGCGGATGATGAGGAGGACGCGTCGGAGCCGGATGTTGCGCCTGTTGAGTATTACTAGGCAATCTGTAGAATGGGTTAGTCATTTCTCGAGGACCGCGGACCATGGACCAGGAGTCGTTTGACAAGCTTGTTAAGGCTGTGATGATGGCCGAGAGTGGTGGTCGTCGTTATGCCAGTGATGGCAAGACTTTGTTGTCTTCGCCCAAGGGTGCGCGTGGGGAGATGCAGGTTTTGGACAGCACGATGCGCAGTCCTGGGTATGGGGTGAAGCCGGCGCAGGATGATTCTCCGGACGAGAGGGCGCGGGTAGGTCGGGACGTGTTGCGGGCGATGTTGTCCAAGTATGGTGGGGATTTGGACAAGACGCTGGCGTCGTACAACTGGGGTCCTGGGAATGTGGACCGATGGGTTTCCAGGGGGGCGGATTTTTCTCAGTTGCCGCAGGAGACGCAGAAGTATATTTCGGTGATCAAGCGGCGGTTGGGTGCGGACACGGCTGTTGCGAAGACTCCTGCTGCGCCTGAGCCGCCGCAGCCTCCTGCGGCGGCGTATCCGGCTTCTTTGCCGCCTGCTGCGGCTGCTCCTTCGGAGGCGCCGGCTGTGGCGTCGCGGACCGAGGGCCTTGGTCCGGGGTATCAAGCGGCGTTGGCGCTGGCGTTTTTAGGGGATGAGGACGACAGGGAGGGTTCTCGGGACGAGGACGGTCGTCGGTTGGGTGTGGCCAAGTCGTGGCTGGACCAGGAATTTCCCACGATGACGCCGGACATGTTGTCGGTCAGTGTTCGTTCGCCGTTTCCGGAGGAAGAGGAGGGGGCCAAGAGCATTGAGGCGTTGCGTCGGCGGTTGGGCAAGCCGCTTAAGCGGGCGGATGGGGGGATGATTGGGGTTGGGTATGGTGGAGGCGACCTGCCGGTTGGGTATTCGGGAGGGGGGACGGCGGAACTGCCGCCTGAATTGTCGGAAGAGGAGCTGAAAAAGCCGGCGTTTGGGCGCTATCCCAGTTCTGGCAAGGGGCGCAAGCAGGGCCGTGTGTCGGAGACTTTGCAGTCGGGTGAGGCGCAGACGGAGGCGGCCAAGGGGCTGTCGATGTTGCCGTTCAATCTGGTTGGTGCGCCGGTGGATTTGGCGACGTTGTTGATGCGGCCGTTTGGCTACAACGTCGAGAAGCCTGTGGGGGGCAGCGATTATTTGAAGGACAAGGCCCGTGCTGCGGGGTTGGCGTTCAACGAGCCGGAGGACCCGACCCTGCGTGCGTTTTTCCGGGCCGGGGACCTTGCTTCCAACCTGATCAACCCGGCGGCGGCGACGCGCGGAGTTACGGCCCCAATTACTAAGATTGCCGAAATGACCAGGCGCGCTCCTGCCCCTGTTCCCGCTCCTGCCCCTGTTCCCGCTCCTGCCGTTGCTTCTGTTCCCGCTCCTGCCGTTGCTTCTGCTCGCGGTCTGGAGCAAGCCCCTCCTTTGGCGTTACCTGCGCCGAGCCAGGCGGCGCAGATGCTGTCACAGATGGAAACTCCGGCTGTGACTCCGCCGGTTGCACGTCGGGAAAGGACGCCAAAGCCCCCTGCTCCGCCAATTCCAAGTCATGTGCCAACCGCGGAAACGCCTTTTGTTGGGCGCTTGGATCAACATGTGGCGCAGTTGCGCGGCCCGGTGACCAAGGAACAATTTATAAATTCGCTGCGGGGGCGGTTTAGAGATTACGACATTGGTCGGACCAACGAAGCGTTGGCTGATTTGAATGCGACTGACAAAATTACGCCGCAACAATTGTTTGACCGGTTGCAGGAAGTCTATTCTCCAAGAGATTTAAAGACGCGTATTTTTGAACCGCGCCCAGGTCAGTATTATCAAACCATGGACAATCCATACCCCGATAAACCATTGGGGCTGGTGGGTTTAAATTTTGCTGTAAACCCTGCTGATGCAGATAAATTGGAAAAACTCAAGTTGTTTGAGACTGATTTGTGGCGCGCTACAACTCTTGGTTATGGTTTTGGCATGCCCAAAGAAGCAATTAAAGAACTTGTTGTCAAAACAAAGGACATACTCAATGATCCACAACTTGCAGAAAAAGTTGGTAAGGCGGCGGATTCCCAAGTAAAACTAAGCCAGTTCCGCAGAAACCTTGAAAGATTTGTTGGTGGGGATTACGATAAACAAGACGAAGCACAGCTTGTCCAACAATTGCTTAATTATCGTCACGACCCTATTCACCCTCAATCTCAGGCGCTAACTAATTTTAGCCTATCGCCAGGGATGTTGGACGAGTTAAAAGGACTCCAGCAGTACAACTCACCAGACGGGAATCGGCTTGATACTCTTAGACATAGATATTCTGGCGCATATACTATTACTAGTCCAATTAAAACAGACGTTGAAACCGATTTATCACTATTAAAAATAGACTTGAATAACGCCCTTACTAAAGTTGAAAAACCATTTGTATATCAGGGCCAACATTTTACTGGTAAATTGCCAAATCAAATTGGATTTAGTCGTTTCTCAGATCACGAAGTGGCGTTGCCAGATGTGGGCAATGCCAAAATCATGCATTTTACGGAGCTGCAAAGCGATCTGCTTCAAGACATTCGGCGGTATGGCCCAAGAAAAGGTTCTTCGGAAAAGGACCAGGAGCTCATAAATAAACTCCAAGCCAAATTAAATAGCAACACGGAAGAAATTAACAATTTTTCAGCAAGATTGGCCCCTGGTCAACTAGCCCTGTCTCCGGAAGATTCAGTAAAATATAATGCTCTTCGTTCTGAGGGCCAAACGCTAAGAAAAAGAATAAATGAAATTCAGAACAGGCGTTCTGGCACATTTCCCCCCAACATGTCGTTTTATCAACTTCCAGAAGCTTTCGCCGACATGGAAAATTCTCCAGCGGTTGTTCAGCAACTTTTGCTTAAAAATGCAATTCAAGCGGCTGTACAACGAGGGGTGAACGGGGCTACATTCCCGGGCAAGGAATCCAAACAAGCGCAGTTGTACGAAAGTTTGCCAAACAACCTCAAGCAGGTCGTCAAAGACCTTGGGCCAGGGTTTGAGATTCGTTCAATTACGCTGCAGGGGCCTTCGGAGCAGAACATGCACTGGGGCGTGACTTGGTCGCCGGAGGCGGCTGAGCGGATTTTGACCAAAGGTGTGCCGTTTAAGCATGGTGGCTTTGTCGAGCGTCAGGAAACTGAGCGTCGCTACATTTAAGGAAACAACATGCCCATCGAAAAAAATGTCACCGTGGACGATCTTCCTGCGGGGGACGTGGAAGTTGAGGTTGACGAAGAGGCGCTGCCCAAGGTCGAGATTGAGTTTGACGCCAAGACGGGTGAGGTTGTTGTCGGGATCAATTGCGAGGATGACGACGTCCCGTTCGACAGCAACCTGGCTGAGGTCGTCGATCCGTCGGTCTTGCAGGGCATGTCCGCGGAGCTTATGGCGCTGTTTGAGGCGGACAAGTCTTCGCGCAAGCAGTGGGAAGACCAGTATGGCAAGGGCATGAAGTTGCTGGGCTTTTCGTTTGAGGAGCGCACCAAGCCGTTCAAGGGCGCGTGTCCTGTTCAGCATCCTTTGCTGACCGAGTCCATTGTGCAATTCCAGTCGCAGGCGTTGAAGGAGTTGATGCCTGCTGGGGGCCCAGTTCGGACGCAGGTCTTGGGCAAGGAAACGCGTGAGAAGTTGATGCAGGCCGAGCGTGTGCAGGACTTCATGAATTACCAGATCACTACGGTGATGGAGGAGTACACGCCCGACTTTGACCAGTTGTTGTTCTTTGTGGGCTATGGCGGATCGGCGTTCAAGAAGGTCTACTACTGCCAGGACAAGGGCCGCATGACGAGTGCCCTGGTGCTGCCGGAGAACCTGTACATCCCGTACAACGGTTCAAGTGTGATGAGCGAGTGTTCTCGGATCACGCATCGTGTGCCGATGAGTGTGAATGCTTATCGCCGGGCCGTGGTCCGCGGTCAGTATTTGGACACTGCGCAGGCGCAGGCCGTGGCGGACACGACGCAGAACATCATTCGCAAGGAAGAGGACCGGGTATTGGGGTTTATGCCCACGGGTGGGGATGACGAGGAGGTTGTGCTGTTGGAGTTCCAGGTGGACTATGACCTGCCTGGGTTTGAGCACATGGAGGATGGTGAGCCTACGGGCATCAAGCTGCCGTACATCGTCACGATTGATGAGGTGACCAGCCATGTTGTGGGCATTCGCCGCAACTGGAAGGAGGGCGACGAGTTGTATCGTCGCAAGCAGCACTATGTGCATTACTTGCTGGTGCAGGGTCCTGGGGCGTATGGCCTGGGGTTCTTGCATTTGGTGGGGGGTTTGAGCAAGACGGCGTCGGCCGCGTTGCAGCAGTTGATTGACGCGGGCACGTTGGCGAATTTGCCGGCTGGCTTCAAGGCCAAGGGCGCGCGGATCATGAATGACGACATGCCGCTGCAGCCGGGGGAGTGGCGCGACATTGACACGGGCGGGGCGGAGATCAATTCGTCGATGTTGCCGTTGCCGTACAAGGAGCCGAGCCAGACGTTGTTCACGTTGCTGGGGTTCTGTGTGGACACCGGGCGTCGTTTGTCGAGCATCACGGACATGCAGGTGGGCGACAGCAACCAGAACGCTGCGGTGGGGACGACGATTGCGTTGTTGGAGAAGGGCTCCAGCGTGATGTCGGCCATTCACAAGCGGCTGCATTATTCGCAGCGGCTTGAGTTCAAGTTGTTGGCCGAGGGCTTTGCGGAGTACTTGCCGGACCACTATCCGTACGATGTGCCTGGCGAGAGCCGGTATGTCAAGGCGCGGGACTTTGATGACCGGGTGGATGTGTTGCCGGTGTCGGACCCCAACATCTTCTCGGTGGCCCAGCGCATCACGATGGCGCAGACGCAACTGCAGTTGGCGCAGAGTTCGCCGCAGATGCACAACATGTATGAGGCCTACAGGCGCATGTATGAGGCCATTGGTGTGCGGGACATTGACCAAATTCTGAACACGCAGAATGTGGACAAGCCCAAGGACCCGGCCAGTGAGAATTCACAGGCTTTGGATGGCTCGCCGCTCAAGGCGTTTGCTGGTCAGCAGCATGACGCGCACATCTTGGCGCATTTGTTGTTTGGGATGTCGCCCATTGTGTCGGGCAATCCGCAGGTGGCCATTACTGTGCAGAAGCACATTTTTGATCACATCCGTCTTAAGGCGGAGGAGACCACTGAAGCGGAATTGTTCAGACTCTACGGCACTGACCCTGATCAGATGGTTTCGCCGCTGCAACGGGAGGCGATGGTAGCGCTGAAGGTTGCGCAGTTCCTTCAAGAGGTCAAGCAGCAGCAGTCGGAGCTTGAAGGGCCGCCGCCTGGGCCTGATCCGCTTGTGGAACTCAAGAAACAGGAACTGCAGCAGGACGCGCAGCGGGATCAAGCCAAGATGCAGATGGATCAGCAGCGTTTGGCCTTTGATCAGCAGAGGGAATCAAACGACATGGCCATTGAACAGGCCAAATTGGCCCAAAAAGGAGCCCAGGATGTACAAAAAACCCAACAAATTGCCTTCCAAACCGCGGCAAGAGGGCCCCAAGTCCGTTAAAAAGCCCGCGGAAAAGCCAAAAGTGTCGTTTGTTTATCGAAAAGACGCTTTCAACAAGGTAAAACTTGCCTGAGATTGGTGCTAATATGCGCTGCAGCCTTCGGACAGGGGCCAATCTGTCTGCTTCATGGGGATTTCCATGCTTGAGTTTGTTGAAACGCTGCTACACGAGATCAAAATGCTTCGTCAACAGACGAACGACATGATTTTGACTGGTGGGGTACGCGACATGGAGCAGTACAAGTTCCTGATGGGCCGGTTAGAGGGCTACAAGTTCGTAGAAGAGACCATCCAGTCGCTTCTACGCAGAGCCGAAAACTAGTCAAAGGACTTATTTGATGGAAATGACTGCTCTTGAAAAGAAATGGGCTGAAGAAAAAGAAGCCCAAGGTCCAGTTTTGGACGACGCATACAGTTCAGACGGGAGTCTGGACGTTGCAAAACTGGAAGAATCGGTTCTAGACCGTATTCCGCAGCCCACTGGGTGGCGCGTGATTATTTTGCCTTATCGCGGGGCAGAGAAATCCAAGGGCGGCATTGTCATTGCCGAGCAAACTCGTCAACGGGAGCAGGTTGCGACTGTTTGCGGGTATGTCCTGGCTGTTGGGGACCTTGCATACAAGGACGAGGCCAAGTTTCCGGCCGGAGCCTGGTGCAAAAAGGGCGACTGGGTCATTTTTGGCCGTTACGCAGGCGCTCGAATCAACATTGACGGTGGCGAGATCAGAATCTTGAACGATGACGAGATTTTGGCGCGTATTAAAGACCCCGAAGACATTCTTCACCTGTGAGGCAAACCATGGCAAACGTTGTTCCTGATACTCAACTTGAATTTGACATCGGTGCGGACGAAAAACCCGCAGATGTGACGGTCGAAAACGACCTGGGGGCGCCTAACGAGTCGCAATCCGCGGTCGTTGAGGATTCTGAGGCCAGAACCCGCAACCAGCAGGCGGAACGGGATGAATTGGACAGCGTTAGCGACACTGTCCAGAAGCGAATTGCAAAACTGACTGCCCGGATGCGCGAATCTGAGCGCCGGGAGCAGGCTGCGCTTGAATATGCCCGGGGAATGCAGCAGCAAACCCAGATTTTGCAGCAGCAACTGGTTCACACGGACTACAGCCGGCTCAATGAGGCTAAAACCCGTCTGGACACCCAGCAGGCCACGCTCAAAGCCATCATCCGCAAGGCCCGGGAAGAGGGTGACATTGATACTGAGACCGAGGCGACCCAGCGGTTGTCTGAACTGGTCATGGAGCAGCGCCAGGTGTCGGGTTGGCTGCAGACTCAGGAAAATCAGGCCCGGCAAATGGCCGCTCAACCGGCTCAGCGGCCCCAGCAGCAGGTTCGCCAGGCTCCAACGCCCAGCCCCAAGGCTGAGGACTGGGCTGCCAGGAACACTTGGTTTGGCAATGACCGGGTCATGACCTATGCTGCCTGGGGAATCCATCAAACCTTGGTGGAAAGCGAAGGATTTGACCCCAACAGCGACGAATACTATACTGAACTGGACCGCCGTCTTCGGGACGAGTTTCCGAAGCGGTTTTCGGATGAAAGTCCGCAACAAGTTTCCAGACCACAGCGACACGCGCCTGCTGTGGCCCCTGCAAGCCGGAGTTCCGGAATTAATAGTGCGCGCCGTACTGTTCGGCTATCCCCGAGCCAAGTTGCTATCGCAAAGAAACTGAACGTTCCTCTTGAGGAATATGCCAAGTACGTCAAGGAGTGAAAACCATGAGCGAAACCAAACTTACCATCGACCGCGCCTCTCGTGCTAGCCGCGAAAAAGAAACGCGTCGCCGTCCCTGGACCCCTCCTTCTCGTCTTGACGCCCCTCCTGCCCCCGATGGATTTCAGCATCGCTGGATTCGTGCAGAGGTCAATGGGTTTGATGATCGACAAAACGTCTACGGGCGTCTTCGCGAGGGCTATGAACTAGTCCGACTTGAAGAATTGCCCGAAGAGTACCAAGGCATGCTGCCTACCATCGAAGATGGGAAGCATGCAGGCGTGGTCTCGGTTGGTGGACTTTTGTTGGCCCGCATTCCCAACGAAACTGTCGAAGAGCGCAATGCTTATTTTGCCAAGAAGGCTCAGGATCAGTTGACAGCGGTTGATAACGAGTTGTTGCGTGAGAACGCGCACTCGTCAATGCGGATTCAGGCCCCCGAGCGGAGTTCGCGCACTTCCTTCCGTAAGCCGGAGTAATTCGGCTAATCATCCAAACTTCGGAGTTCACAAATGGCAAACGTCAATAAGCCTTTTGGACTGCGTCCTGTCGGCAATCTTTCTGCCACCGGTGCTCAAAAGCAGTACGGGTATCAGATTGAAGCCGGTTATGGAACCGCAATCTATCAAGGTGATTTGGTTGTCGTCTATGACGGCTACATCATCAAGTACGACGCCTCAACGCACGTCGCTCCCACGGGCGTGTTCAACGGCGTTCAGTACAACGACCCCACCCGCGCTGACAAGCCGACCTGGAAGAACTATTACCCCGGTAATATCACTCCCAACATCGGCCTGATCGTGTGCGAAGTGCTGGACGATCCCAGCCAGTTGTTCCTGATTCAGGCTGCTGGAACGATCACCCAGGCCGATATCGGCAAGAACGCCGATCCCACGGCCGCGACCACCGGTAGCAATACCACTGGTGTGTCTTCTGGCACTTTGGGCACCCCCGCGAAGACTGCAGCACTGACCATGAAGATTGTTGGCTTGAGCGAACAAGCCGGCAACGATCTGGGCCAGTACGCAGTGGTGGTTGTGAAACTTAATCAGCACCAGTACGGAAGTAATGGTGTGCAGGCTGACGGAGCTTAATCATGGCAATTACCCGTTCACAACTTGTAAAAGAACTGGAGCCTGGCCTGAACGCTTTGTTCGGTCTGGAGTACAAGCGCTACGAAAACGAGCACGAGGAGATTTTCTCCATCGAGACTTCGGATCGTGCGTTTGAAGAGGAAGTCATGCTGACCGGCTTTGGTGCAGCACCGGTGAAGACCGAAGGCGCTGGCGTCCAGTACGACAACGCAATCGAGTCCTTCACGGCTCGCTACACCCATGAGACGATTGCCATGGCGTTTGCGCTGACCGAGGAAGCCGTGGAGGACAACCTCTACGACCGCCTGGCTGGCCGCTACACCAAGGCAATGGCTCGTTCCATGGCTCACACCAAGCAGGTCAAGGGCGCTGCGGTGCTGAACAACGGCTTCTCCGCCAGCTACCCCGGTGGCGACGGTGTTGCGCTGTTCTCTACTGCTCACCCGACCGCT